AGATTTTCGTCCTCAAACCCGTTTCCGGCAATAAATTTCGCGCGTTTCTCCCAGCAGTTAGTCGCAGTGGGGGATTGCGCCACCAGTTCAAGCATACGTTGAGGGTATGCGTTATCAAGGTCATACCCGATTATTCCCCAGGCTTGTAACTGGCGGATAATGGTTCTTCGCTCGATCTGGCTGATATAGGTTTTCATGAATAATGATTAGACCTTATGTGTTATTCTGATGCCTTCGCATCGGTTTCAGTTTCTTGTTTTGGTGCCTCTGCAGGTGCCGGTTCTTCGGTAACGGGTTCTATTGGAATCTCTTCCTTAACAGGTGCGGCTTTAGCCGCTTTTGTTTCCTTTACAGGCGCGGGAACTTCAATAAACTTCGCTATGTAAGGATATTTAGAAAGGTACCAGGCTAACTGTTCGGGGGTTGTATTGTCGTTGTTATGGAAGGAATCGCCGGGTAAAAACTGATGGTTACCGGGTTTCAGCTTTAGTTCATTTGCCATTATGGATTGCTTTTTAAAAAAAGAGCGGAACTATTACCTTCCGCTCCCAAACTGATCAACTAAAACAAACAATGTCTTATACTGACGGTGTAAGCAGGGCTTCGATAGCGGCAAGTGTTGACGCGTATGTTGCAGAGCCACCACCTGAAGGCGCGATCTGTATAGCGCGTGGCGGGTAAGGCTCACGCAATTTATCAGGCTGTGTTAATTTCATTTTGTAACCGCCTTCCAGTGCTTCGTCATTTGCGCTGCGCTCGTAGTCGGCAATCAGTCCGCAAATAGCACCGTAAAGCTCAATCACGCTATCGCCGTCTTTGTAGTTGTTTACTACAATGGCTCTGACACGTCCGTAGCCTGCGGCCATTGCCATAGCTTTTGTTTCTGTATCGTTACCGGCAATATTCCAGTCGATTTCTTCCACGTAACGCGGGCCTACCTGGCTGCGGGCAGATTTTGACGAAGCGCCAAAGCTGTTATTTGTGCCGGTGAACTTATAAAGCTGTACACCTGTTCCTACAGGAGTGATACCGGTTACGATCATCGGGTTGGTGGAGTCGAAAGTCAAAGTAAAATCACCTTCGTTATACACATACAGCCAATCCTCCATACCATTTACGATAGGAGGCTTAACCCCTAAAGTAAACCCGCTTGTTATTTTATTGAAAACACCCATTTTCTTTAATTTTTTATAGGCCGGAATTACCAGGCCATAGTTTTACAATAAGATTAAGCTGACAGGTAAAGGATTTCGTTGAAGAACTTCGCGTTAACGCATGATTTCATACGTGCGCGGGTCTTAACAACCTGGTCATTGGTGTAATCACCCAGGTAAACCATTTTCAGCGTTTGGTCATCAGAAAGCAAGTCAACACCTAAAAACAGGTTAGAAGAACGGGCGCCCATGATGGTATTTGCCTGCCAGTGGTTCATGATCTGCAAAGGAATACCTAAGTAATCCATCTGTTTAGGCAATACAAATGCATTCAGCACGTTAGTGGCTTTATTAGCCTGTGCGATAGCGTAAGCATAACCTACGTGTTTAGGGATTTGCAGGTTGAAGTCCGGCTGACTACGGTCGGCATAATCCAACTGAGCGTACACAGCTGCCAACACATTCAACACGTTGCTTGCGTTGATAAAGCTCACCGTAGCACCGGTAGAGGTGCCTGTGAATGCAGCTGCACGACGTTTGTTTATTTCATTATAGTTACGTACCAATTTAAAGGTAGTAGCGTCAATTACCTGAATAAAGTAAGATTGACCTGAAATAGCGCCGTAAAGGTTGTCTACAATAGCACCTGTTACTCCGTTTATAGTCACTACATCACCTGTTAATAAATTAGCAGTAGAAGCAACGGTTACAACACCATTTGCGGCAATTGCAGAAGCAGCCATAGATGCGCCAACGCTGGCAAGAGTGATTTTATAAGTTGAGCCGTTAGCTGCAACGGTAGGTAACAGACCTGCATAAGCAGCGGTGAAAGTAGCTTCCAGGGTGTTTGTCTTACCTAAGTAATACAGACGCTCGTTAGCGATCGCCAATTTTTCAATGTATCGTTCTACTAAGAAGTCGCGCAAATCAACAACGCCTTCGTAATCGGCCAGTGAACCGGATTTAACCTGTGCAACTTCCCATGATTGGATAAGTTTGTCCCACTGCTCCTGTTTCATGAACTCGTAAACTACGGGGTCCAGGTAACTTTCTGTTTGGGTTGCGGTTGTGCCCTGGTCGTTGAAAACGCCAGATGGATTTTGAAGCACTACATCGTCATCCACATCAAGGATAACTTTACGCGCTTTTACATCCTGAATAACGGTCCAAAGCCCACGCTGTACGGAATCTGCCTCAAGCAAGGTGCTGGCCATAAACCCTGCCAGTTCCGAACCGGCGTAGGTGTTGTTAGAAAAAGTGAATTGAGCCATTTTTTGTTATTTTTTTAGGGGTATCTTTTTTATATGTTGTTATTTTTTGTTTGCTTTCGCTTTTGCCAGGGTTGCCTGAAGCACACGTGAAGCCATCGTGCCCTCTTTCGGGTTGAATACTTCAGCGATTTCTTCTTTTACTTCCAGCTTGGTTGACCGTTTAGAGGCTTTAGGGATAAAGCTCGATTTGATCTCTGCTTTCACCTGCTCGGTGGTCTTTTTGATCTGCGTTTCCTGTGTAGCAATTACAGTTTCTTTGCCCGCCAGTTCGTCGGCGGCTTCCTGCAATAGCTCGTTTTGAGCGGCGTTGATCTGCAATAAGCCTTCGATGGCTGCGCGGGTTGCGGCACGATCTTTCAGGTTTACTTTAGAGCCGTTTATTTCAATTTCGTCCTCGTCTGAATCATCGTCATCATCCTCGTCCGGGTTATCCTCATCGTCGTCATCATCACTATCTGCGGATGCTGACTCTTCTTCTGAATCATCGGCTTTAGCGGCTTCGGTTTCTTCGGTGGTTGTAGATTCTGTTTCCTCGTCTTCAGCCGACATTTCTTCCTCATCATCGGCTACGGTTTCAGCAACGGATGCGCTTTTATTAGCTTTGAAAAAGTTGGTTATTTTGGAAAGGACAGATTCTTTTACTTCTTCCTCACCTGCTATCTTTTTTGACATAATATTTATTTTTTATATAGTTAATCTCTTATGCTGCGAGTTCCAGAGCGCGGTCTACCGCATCTTGTAATGTGCCGATCTTGTCAATCAGGCCGATTTCTATTGCTGTTTCCGCCAGGTACATCTTACCTGTCAATGGCTCGTTTATCGTCTTGCCTTCAGTTGCTTTGGTAATGATTTTCAGCTTTCCGTCGCGGTTTTCTTTCACCGCACCCATGAAAATATCATTGGTAGGGTTCAGTACGCTTACTTTCAGTCCGGTGGCGTCGCCATCCAAAGCATTGAAGTAATCCATATTCTTATCGGGTGAGCTATCGGCGTTGGTATAAACCCGTTTGTAACCCATTTTTGCAAGGGCTTCACGGTTGTCATACATATCTATTGCTGTACCTATTGAGCCGATTTCTACGGTCTTGTGAGAGGCGAACACTTCTTTTGCACTGCACCCTATCCAATAAGCGGCGGATGCCATACAACCGTCAGTATAAGCTATAACTGGCTTTGAAGCTGACTTAATCAGGTCGGCAAACTCGCCTGTACCTTCTACTGTGCCACCACCTGAGTTGATCTTTAAAACCACACCAACGATGTTTGGATTATCCATTGCGCACCGTAGCCATTCGCTCATAGTGTCCGTTCCCGGCTCCCAGCAGAAATCATCTTTCATGATCGCGCCGTTTATGGGAATGATAAGTACTGAATTGCTTTGCACGTTTTCGTAAAAAGCATCATCAGAAGCACTTACATAATTCCCGGCTGCATACATGCTCGGTAGTTCGGCCTCATTGCCTTCAAAGAACTCCATTGATTCCCCGTTAAGAAACTTTACAGCTAAAGGCAATAAACCAGAGGCCATGCTCGGTTCAATCAACCATTTACCACGACTTATCGCAGAGGCAAGCTTATTTATCT